TGGGGGTATTATGATCTCTGTTGAATTAGAACAAATATTTAATTATGTTTATCACCGGTTATTACAAAAAGGTTTCCGGTTCCCGCAACGTTCCACCATTTCAGAAATTAATAATGCGTATGCGTTGGCCGGAAAATGCTTGCCGGATGAAATCATAAGCCGGATAGAAATGTTTATGCAGTATGGTTTTCAATCCCGACCATTAGCCGATGCACAGGCGATATTAAATTTTTTGGGAGGGAACGCCAATAATCCGATAGCCTTAGCCACATTCGATAGAAATTTTCCCCCGCCGGAATTAGAAATCGGGGAAGTAGTTTTATATGATAAATTTGGGAATCGTTTGCATTTATCAGAAAATTTACGTATAAATATAGGGGATATGGACGAAAATTTGACAGCAGAAAATGCAGTGATAAGAAAATCAGATTTGGATAAAGCCATTAAGGAGCATCGCCATGGAGGAATTGCATTGGGAATTAATAATACACTAGGTGGTGATAATGGCGGTTCTGGTTCATTCGTTACAGGTCAATATTCCACTACAGTCAGGGCGAAATAATGTTATTTAAAAAAGGTGATATTGTAAACCACAAAAGTAATCAATTTATTCAGATGATAGTAATTTCAACCTATGAAATTGACGGACAAAAGATGGTTGATGTTCGATATATTAATTCAGAACATGTCTTAATTATTACATCAGTTTGTGAATTTGAACTGGAATTATTTATTGAAAAAGAAAAGACAGGATTTATAAATGGCTGATAAAGCATTTCAGTCTTTTTTTGGTATGGCACAATTTGGAGGGGTCATGTTCTCCGAAGTAGGAGACGATTTAACCCCAATAGCCGTATCCTCCGTTCCAGTTCCCGAATATACCGGACGGGATTTTTATTTGGAACCGCAATCCTTTGATGATACCGGACAATTTATCGGGGGGGATTATGTTTTAGATTCAGTCGGTCAATTCCAACTGGTAGATAATATTACCAATGCAATTTTTCTTTCCCTGATGTGTGACGCTAAAAATTATGAAAACCCGAATGATAAACAAAATATCGGTTGGTGGGTGGACCCCGAATCGGGATCATTGCTTTACCTTTTGAAACGAACCAAAGCTACGATGGATAAACCTCGGAAAGCAGAATTATATATTTTAACGGCATTAAAACCCCTGGTATCTAAAGGACTCATAAAAAAATTCACAACCAACCCGTTAGATGTAAATGGATATGTAACCGCTTTTTATAATTCCCAGACACAACCGGATTTTAAAGTAACTCGAAGATTAACCATTGGAATCAGGATATTTGATATTTCAAAAAATACCTATCGTAATTTTGTCAACTGGCCAAATGTGGGGTAGAATATCAGGCTATGAGTTTACAAATTCCAACTCGTGATGAACTCTTTAATACCTGCGCAACTGTTATCGAAAATTTAATCAACGGGATTGATGCAAGGAATCGATTTTCCGATGTCTTTAAAAAACTTAAAATGTGGGTGGAGGGATTGTATGGACTTTATTTCAATTTAAAATATGTATCCAAACAAATATTTGTATCCACTGCCAGCGGACTTGAAGATAATAACGCTCCCTATCTAGATATTCACGGGAACGAATTTGCGCTTCCCCGCAAACCTGCGGTCGGTTCAGCCGGTATCGCTTTCATAGAAAATTCTGTAGCGGATACTGTGATTCCTACCGACAGCGAAATGACTTCAACCGATGGATTAATTTTTAAAACTTCCCAACAATATCAAATTGCAACGGGAAAGACTACGATTTATGTAAACGTGGAATCGGTTTCAACTGGATCGGCAACCAATAAAGCTATCAATACTATTTTAACGATTCAATCTCCCCCTACCGGATTGGCTTCAACGGCGAAAATTACAACCGCATTAACCGGCGGAGCGGATATAGAATCGGATGCAAGTTACCGAACTAGAATTTTAAATCGAAAACAAAAACCGCCCGCCGGTGGAAATAATAATGATTTCGCTACCTGGGCGAAAGAGGTTCCTGGTATCGGTTTTGGAAAAGCGATCAATGGAGCCAATCGCCGAGGATTGGGAACGGTTGATGTTGTAGTTATGGCAGAGGACGGGGAATTACCGAATGTTGAACAAGTCCCGTTGGCCACTGCACCTGCATTTGCCGGACAGCAATCAGATTTTACATCGGATACAATTCATGGGACTGTCTGGAGTTATATTGATGTCAGACGACCGCTTGGTTGGGATTCCGGTGAAGGATTACATGTCTATGCTCCCAAAATAAGGGAAATAAATATTGATGTTCAAGCCGAAGCATTATCCGGTTTTGAATTTGATAATATCGCAGGACAGAGAACAATCGGAAACGGGTCAACGGTGAATCGAATTATTATGACCGATACATCCAATTTATACGCCGGGCAAAATGTAATTATTAACGGGGAATTAAAAGTAATTCAAACAGTTACAGCCAATCAATATATCGATTTAGCCAGTAATTTATCTACTGCACCTTTACAAAATTATATTTGTTTTGGAACACTCACAGTAAAAACCGGATCAACAGTAAATAATATTATTGTCAATACAATTTATTGTGATTTGGCAAATATTCAAGTCGGTATGAAAGTAGTAATTAATGGCGAAGAACGGGAAGTTATATCGGTTGATTCCGGGACAGATTCATTTGTATTAGACGATGATTTGTCTATCAGTCCAACCCCCGGTGATGTGATTTATCCCGGTGGGTTATTATTCGATACGATTTACGAAAAGATTCAAATTTATTTTAAGGGTAATGATGCAGAAATAAATCCACTGTACCCGCTTGAACCTTTTATCCGGTCACGTTGTCAAGATTTAATTGATGACGGTGTTGGAATTTTCCAGGCGAATATTTCAGACCCCGGCGGGAATGTAAACGCAGTTGACCAATATTTTAATGATACCCCGGTGGATGCAATCGAAGTTATCCGGCTGGGAGTTTTAACCGTCTTACCGATAGGGAAAGTTTAAATGCCTACACATTCCGATTTATTAATAAAATTAAAACCTCCCGGACTGGGATATACCGATGAACCGGAAGGATTGGTTAATCTGGAATTATCCGCACAGGGAGCCATGCTGGATAATATTTCTGCGGATATAAACGGATTGCTCGTTGAAATGTTCCCGGATACTTGCACAGCAGATACGATTGAAGACTGGGAAATTGAATATGGAATTCCGGTGAATACTGATAAGTCGATTCAACAAAGACGCCAACTTCTCATGTCAAAATTCCTTGCCAATCCCGGCGGGATAGATAAACTTTCCATTCAAAGAATCCTCTTCCCGTTTTTTGGTTATCTGGTGGATATTGAAGAAAATAAATTATTTAGAACGGATTCCCCCGGTTCATTGACCGATGATGATTTATTGGTGGAGCCGGAAAGCGAAGTATTCCGTTTTACAATTCATATTTACGGGGAGAAAGTTACAACCGGCGGGTATTTGATTGCCGACGTGAGAAATGTTTTGGATGAAGCGATTCCGGCATGGACAAGTTATCTTTTATTATTCGATGATTTTCTCACAGATGATTCAGAAAGTTTAACCGATACAGCCGGGGATGTTTTGACAGTATGATAAATAAAAACTATAATCTACAAAAGGAGAATTTATGAATAAATTTAAAATCGCTTTGATTTCTTTCACGCTGGGAATATTTATTATTTCTATTCTGGGATTAATGACTTCCCGGATTCAAACTTTTGCACCTTCACAACAGGTTCCTTCTGCAACATTAAATTCTATGCAGGATGGAACCATAAGTATCTCTACCGCATTTATCCGGCATAATGAAATTATCGCCGGTGGAAGTTGGGATGGTTCATTGACCAATGACTCAACTTCGGGATATATTACCTTGCCCGGACAAACTACAGCTTTTACGGGTCACATGAATGTATTTTTTCAATGGCGAGATATTGATGTTGGCGGGGGTCAAAAAGCAATTCTGCAAAATTCTACAGATGGTTCAACTTGGTTTGGATTAGCCAGTACGCAATCATTTCAAACAACTGCATTTATCGGTGCTCGTGCAGTTGATACTCATTATTCTGTGGAATTTTCCGGTACATTTACAGCCAACCGGACAACCTACAGAATTCTTTGTGATGAAGGTTTATTGCTGGCCAACGGAACTCATTTCGCTTGGTGGATGCAGCCCTCTTGGTAGTAAAATTAATCATAATAGCGAAAATATCAGGAATCATTTTAGGATATTTATTTATGATATTGATTGCATGGAGCCTGATTTGAAAAAATATATTATCCTGTTGTTATTAATTCTCATCCCGATTATTTCTCAATCTTCAACGGATACGGTCGCCGGAAATATTCCACAGGATTGGTCCAACTCTACGATATTAACTTATTCCTGGGCGACTTTAAATACGGGGGGCATTGCGGGAATGTATGTCGCATATGCACTTTATCCGTCCTATTGGACGGCAACCAGTTATCAAACTCCATTGGTAATCTGGGATATAAAAACAACATCCGTTTCAATTAATACCGTTGTATTTTCTTTGCAAACCGGGATCCCTTTTCAATTTCATGTAAGAACGTATAATCAATCATCAGCTCTTTGGACTCAATCAACCGGGTCACGCTGGCTTTATTGCACTCTGGAAGTTCCTAATTCTGTTATTCCTTCGGTGAGTTCTACGCAAGGTGATACAACTAATATTTTATTTTCTTTTTCAACCTCCACAAATTTCTGCCCGATAGCATTTCAAATAATTACTCTGGATACCACAACTTCCACCTGGATTAGTTTTTATACAACCTATCAATTTGCAGTTCCTTCAACCGGGACATTTATCATCTATTCGAAAACTCGGAATCTTGCCCTCACCGAATCCATATGGTCAGTGAATACGATTTATTCCGACCCAATTTACGGAATTATCCCATCCCGGCCCTATCTGGTACATTGAGCCTGGGAAAATCCATCTCAGGATAGCCCACAATCGATTTTAATTGGAAAGTAGTAATAAGCTATATCTCAAAAAATAATCGTTTAAAACGAACTTTTAATATAACTCTAACAAAACCAATGTTATATAAATAGACGTTTTTATAATTCAAAATATCGTAAAATCATAACATCAATTAAATCAATGATGTATAATTTAAAGATTTCCCAGATTTTGTCAAACATTGTTGCTCAATGTTATCATGGTTTATACTAACATTTGTTACTATATTTAGTTTAAGATTTTATGTCGATTTTCCTTGACAAACAATGTAAACAATGTTATCATTAATTATGATGAAAAAAGACAATAAAGAGAATAAAAACAAAATCGTAGGTATTCGGTTCACCGAATCCTACTATGAAAAAATCCAGAAATTAGCCAAACAAGAAAAAAGGAATCTGGCTGATTTTATCAGAATGCAAATTGAGAAATTGATTCCACAATAATTTTTTTGAAACAATATGAAAACATTGTTTAACAAATCCCAAAAGAAAAGAGGTGGAGAAGATGGCAAGATTTAGCCAAAAAGCTTTTTTAGGACTGGTTGGTAAAAGAATTATTCATCGTAATGAATGCAAGAGGTATATTTGTGATTGCTTAAATTTACCTTATGAAATGAAAGGGACGGGAACCCTTAAAAAGACAATCATCGATGAATTAAAAAAACGCAAAATTTACAATGGTAGAACTTCGTGGAGGAAAATCGCACAATCATTGGGCATGAAAAATACCACGAAGAGAACCCATAGATTTATTGACCAAAATGGAATAATTGATTGTAGTAATTAACCATACAATAATGGGCGAATGAAATTAATCTGAAAAATGATGCTGAATTTGGCACCTGTTGCCCACAATCTGATTCTGAATGGAAAAAAGGGGGTATGACTTCAATAACGAAAGAGGCAGCCCAGAAATTGTATGAAATCAACATTTCTCCGGAACTACCGGAAATATTGATATAGTGTAGTCCAATCAAGCCCTCTGGAATCAGAGGGTTTTCTGGAATACATTTTGCAGAAAAGAGGTGAACAGTTTATGGAAACATACCAATCCAAAAAAAACGATATAGCATTTTCCGAATGTCCAATTTGCGATAGACAATTTCCATCAAATGACTCGACTTATTTGGACATGCAATCACATTTAAACCATAAACACTGTGCAGACATTGATGATTATTTTGAATTTGATGAGGATTAACCCGTCGACAAGGCATACAGTGTAATAGAAACACGATTAGTAAAAACGTTTAATCGCAAGACGAATCAGATTATATTTCTGAATCAAGCAAAGTTTGCATTTTTAGTAAAGAATAATTGGGTAAACTGGAAATTAATTGATTCAGAAATTGAGTCAAAATTTCAGGAATTATTAAAAGAAAGAAAAATAAAAAATGAAACTCCTGTTTGAAAATAATAAATATATCTGCCAGTCCCGATTTGAGGAAAAGGAAATTCCCAAAGAGGCGGGTTTTTCTTGGGATAAAACTTTAAAATGCTGGTGGACGGCGGATCCGGATAAAGCATTAATTCTGATTCAATTTGCCGATGAAGATTGCAAAAAAGTGCTGGAAATCTGGAATGAACAAAAAAAGGTTTCCATTGAAGCGAGCCGGGCAATGGATGCAAATATCGAAATTCCCTTGCCACAGAAAATCAATCCCAGAACCGGAAAACCTTATGAATTGCGTCCTTACCAAAAAGCCGGAATAAAATATATGCTGGAATTTAAAAATTGTTTGAATGGCGACGACATGGGAACCGGGAAAACTGTAATGTGCATGGGTTGTATTAATGTTTTAAAACCAAATAAAATATTAATAATCTCAACAAAATCATCTACTTATATTTGGGAAGAACATTTAAAATCCTGGCTGGTGGAGAAAATAAAAATCATCAGGATGACCCCGGATAGTCCCTACGCTATTATGAGTTATGCTAATGCAATTATTTTTAATTACGATATTATTTTTAAATATATTGATGCCATTAATTCGATTGATTGGGATTTAATTATCATTGATGAAATTCACAAAATTAAGTCAAAAAAAGCAAGGCGTTCCTATGTTATCTATGGCAAAAGAGGAAATCAAAAAGAAAATATTCCTGAAATAAAAAAATTATCCGCTAAACGAATTATCGGATTAACCGGGACGCTGATAGTTAATAAACCGCATGAATCTTTTTACATCCTCAATTACCTTATGCCCGATATATTTCCCAACTGGTATAAATTTGTGAGTCGATATTGTAATGCCCATCAGGGACGTTTTGGAATGGATATAACCGGTGCTTCTAATCTCGAAGAATACCAGGCTAAAATAAGGGCGAATGGATTTATCCGGCGGGAAAAAAAAGACGTATTGACAGAATTACCCCCGAAAACAAGGGAAATAATAACCCTGCAATCAAACGGAAATATTTCATTATTAAAAGAGGAAATTAATTTATATGATAAGTACGAAAATATAAAAATGCAATTAAAAAATCTGGATAAAAATAGTTTATCCTATAAACAGAATTTATCTCAATTAAAATCTGAAATGATGATTAGCTTTGGTGAATTTTCTAAAATCCGGCATAAAACAGCTTTGGCGAAAGTTCCCGCTGTGATAGATTATATTAAAGATATGCTGGAGGAAAATGATAAAATCGTTGTTTTCGCTCATCATTTGGATGTGATTCAGGGAATACAAAATGCTTTCAAAGATTGTTCTGTTAAATTAATCGGGGATATGTCAGTGATGGAACGAGAAAACTCCAAAGAACGGTTTTATTCGGACCCGGATATAAAATTATTTATCGGTTCTATTATGGCTTGCGGGGAGGCCATCAGCTTACAGGGTTCATCGTTGGAATTATTTATAGAATTTGACCCCCGTCCCGGTATTATGAATCAATGCGAAGATCGCCTACACGGAATTTTAAGGGGTAAAATGGATGAAAACGGAAATTATATTCCTTTAACTATTCAGCATTTAATTTTAGAAGGTTCTATAGATGTAAGAATTGCAAATATACTTGTTGAAAAGCAGGAAATAATCGACAGGGCAACTAACTGGAATGAATCGTTTGATAAATCAATTTATGAGGAGATTAATAATGCGTAGATTAAAAGTTTTCTTTGTAGATAAAACGGCAATGGTTTTTGATAATATCCAGAATGTCCAGAAAAAGGACTCCGGGTTTATTCAATTTACGGTGAATAAAGGAAACGGACGGATAATATCTGTTTCTATCAGTCCCTATAATTATACTTTAATGGAAGATGAGAAAATGGAAGACGAAAGTAAACTGGTTATAATTCCAAAATGAGGAGGAAAAGATGTATGAAAAAATATTTAACGATTGTCTTATTGGTTTTATTGTGTGGTTGTGGAGATAATGGATTACAGGAAAACCTGAATAAAGAATGGGATAAAATACAGTCTATAAAAATCACATATCCCGTTAATGGAGTTGAAAAAGAAGTTTTTATTAAAATCGAAAAAAATTATGAAATCAAAGATTATAAAGATAATCTCGTTATCTGGAAAACAATATCGCCGAAGCCCGGTCAAATTATAAAAAATAAAATTTATTCAATCAACGGAACTTATCAGATTGAATATAATTATCTGGATTCGATAACTTTTATCAGTCATAATCGGGAGCAAATGATTGTTAATTTTTTGGGAAATTCAAAATATGCTTATATAAAACGTCAGTGTTTTCCCAACTCAAATATATCTTCTTATATTTTATTGAAAAGCAATATCGAACTAAATCCGGGGGATAAATTGACAGATAAAATATTTCATGCAGTTTTTCTGGATATAAGCGATAAAGATTTTTCAGAACTAACAACTAATAAAACTTATTATAAATATTTTAATTGAATTGAGTGAGAAATATTTTAAAATAGCAGAAAGGCGAATCAATGAATTTGAAATGCTACCCTTCGAGGAAAAAATATGACCCGGCAATCTAAATGGAAAATACGTAATCCTGAAAAGAATTGTGCTCATGTACGAATCGGGAAATTGAGACTGCTGGGAAGATTTTTAAATATTAAATATTGCCAGATTTGCCGGATGGACGAACCGGAAATATTTCATCATGAAGATTATCGAACCGACAAAGGATTATTGATTTGTCTGGATTGTCATTTGCAGGAACACGGAAAATAAAATGATTAAAAATTATACATCCAAAGCCAAGGATACATTTGATAGAATCACAAAATGTTTAATTAATCATAATGTAAGCGGGATCAGCTGGGAATATTCAAAAGACAGAAGCGGTAGAATTTTTGCTTTAATATTTTTATTGGAAGTGAACGAGAATCCGGTTAATTTCCGTATGCCGGCACGTTATGAAAATGTAGAACAAATATTTATCAAAGAGAAAAAACAAATGAGGAAATATCGTTGGCGTGACGTAGAGTTGACCAAGGATGAAAAGGAACAGGCTTACAGAACCGCCTGGGCAAATATTCGGGATTGGATTGAGGCACAAATGGCCTTGATTGATATTGATTTGATCAGGATGGAAGAAATATTTTTACCTTACGCTGTATTGCCGAATGGAAAAACTGTTTATGAGACGATTGTCCATAACGGTCAATTTCTTTTACCGGCTCCGAAAGAAAATAACGCTTGACAATAATAAATATTTATGTATAATTAATTATCATGAAAACACTAACGGATAACCAAAACGAAGTCTTTAGATTTATTAGATACAGAATCAATAAATACCCTATCGTTCCCAGTATCGTTGAAATGGCTGAACATTTTGGAGTATCAACGGGGAGTATCCAATCTGCTTTGAATGCCCTGATTAAAAAAGGATACATCAAAAGAATTCCGGGTAAAGCAAGAGCAATCGAGGTAATAAAATAATGTGCTGCAAGCATTTAAATATTCCTTTTTCTCACTCCCCGACCAGACTCTCCTCTGGTCCTGTTCCCAGTGATGAGAAAACTCATTACTTCCTGGAGAAAAAGGGTCGCAACGGGTCGGGCGGTATTTATGTAAACAAATTTATTCCGATCCGGCCCGTTCGTATAAATTATTTAAATGAAATTATATCGATTCTATTTTGTTTCCTGTCAGCATTAGGATTTGCATTTTTAATCTGGTGGATATTCGCATGAGAGATAAAATTACAGATACCTGTATCACTATTTTGGTTATTGCTTTTGTCGTTTGGTGTGTGGTGATTATTTATCTGGGGGTTTGTTGATGTCCCTGAAAATTAAAAAATGTTCCTGCGGAAAAGAAATTGTGTTCCTGAAAACTAAAAAGGATAAATGGATTCCGGTCAATCGGGAATCGCTTTCAATGACTGACTTTGATACAGAGAATTTATTATTTGAATATGGCAGGCATATCGCACATTTTACGGATTGTCCAAATTCTAAAAATTACAGGAAGGGAGGTGAATCAGAATGATTGATCTGGATGAATTAACCCCAAAAGAACAGAAAATCTATAAATCCCATATCGCCAAACATGGGAAATTGCAACCCGCTTTTTCAGATTTGGAATGTATATTTTGCAAACGGGTACAGGATGATATTAAATCCGGTAAAGATTTACCGGTTGCCGCTGAAGATGAATCTCAAATTGTCATTCCTGGGACTGAAGGAAAGAAAAAACGGGAACGGAAAAGTAAGCCAGTTTATATGGTTTTAGTAAAGAGGACTGAGAAAGATACATTTGATGCCCTGTTCGGTTCTGATAATCGAGAAAAAATATATGAATGGATTCGAGCTAATGCAAAAATTGGATTCATTTATTATCCCGCCCGATTCTTTGAACCGGAAGAACTGGTTGAAGTCAAACAAACGAAATGGAAATAAAAAACCCGGCTTGGAAACCGGGTCACGTTTGAGATAGTTACAAGAGGATTTTATTATGGAACAAACCTTGTTTGATGTCAAGAAAGAATTTAAACCCCTCAATGAAACCATATCTTTGCTGGTTCAGAATCTCAAAGATTTAGACCAACTGGATAAGCATACCCGGGACCATAAAGAATTTTTCTATGGAGATTGTAAATTCTGTCTAGATGATTCGGAATGTCCGGTTTGCGGTATTATGGGAAATCATGATAGCAATTTCTGTAATTTAATCCTCTTGGGTTTTTATGAAAGTGAAATGGATTCGAGATTGGAGGGAAAAAATGATCGCAGAAATTTTACATAAAATCCCCATTGTAGAAAATCAGGGGAAAGATACCCGGTTCTATACGGTCCGGGCTTCTCTGGCTAGCCTACCCGCCAGTAAAACAATCACCGGGACCCGATGTACCCGGCAAATGGTTTATAACAGATTAGGATTCACCCCGTCAGAAATGGCGGGGCGTTCCTATTTTATTTTTGATGATTCCAGTTGGCACGAAGAACTTACAAAAGACTGGATTCGAAAAAGCCCTTTCAAAATTCATTCCGAGCAACTCCATGTCAATATTAATTTGAACCTGGATTATTTAATAACCCGGAAATGTCATTGCGGTGAAATTATTCCAGAGGATCATGTAGCCGGTCACATGGACGGAATATTGCAGGATGTTCAAGGCGGTGAGTATCTTTGGGAGCACAAAGCGATTTCTCATTTTGTATGGCAGAGTTACCGGAATAAAAATGAAATTCCCTGGGACTATATCGCTCAATGTTGCGTTTACGCAAAAGGATTGAGAGAACAATATAAACTCGAAATGAACGGGATTGTATTGACGATGAAAAATAAAAACTCCAGTCAATATTTGGATTATGAAATGGTATATAACAACACAACCGATACCGTTTATTTCCTCAAAATGACCTTCAGTGATAAGCCGGATGAGCCCTATTATTTCCCAGAAGGTTATTGTTATGAGAATATCACCGGGCAAATCGCTTTTAAGTTCCAGATGGTGGAGGATTGCGCCCAAAAGAAAATCATTCCCAAGCGAGAATATACGATGGATGATTGGCAATGCCAACTATGCCGGTTCCAGGAACCCTGCTACGAAAAATATTTACAGGAATTTCAGGAATTATCGGTTGATTTTGTTGTCCCGGAAGATGCGGTTATCGGGTATATCGACTGGAAAATATTTATTGAGAAATATAAAATAACAAAAGATACAGAATCCCGATTAAAAAAAGAAAATGAGGCGGATAAAAAAACTTTAACCGCTTATTTGGAATCCAATGAAGCCCGGACAGCCCGACTTCCCAGCGGGGATATCGTTGAAAGAAATATGGTACATCGGGATGCGTATTCAGTCGAATCAATCGATTATGAAACATTAAAAATCAAGGAACCTAAAAAACAGAAAGGAGAAAAATAATTATGGCTCTTGAACAAAGACGACCCCGGATTACATCAGTAATTATGGAAGAATCTCACCGGCCTAAATTGCCGGTAGTCGGATATATCAAATTGGGATATTTGGTGAACAAAGGACAGGCTAATCAGCACCCCGTAGAAGCCGGTTATTTTGGTGTGGATGATAGGGTACAACGGGTATACGGGAAAGAACCTAAAGAATTGGATATATTTCTTCCCTCGGATAATTTAGAAATTACAATCCCTCACCGGTTAGCCTGGTGGGGAAAATCCAAAGGGGTAAAATGCTACGGCGATGGGATTAATGGTTGGAGGGCAATGGAAGAAAAGTCTATGCGAGGAAAACAGGAAATTAACCGGATGGTTTTTTATCCGGTTGGGGATGTATCCAAATTTGGGGATGACGGAGCCGGGCAACCGATTTGTTGCGGGTCCACCTGTCCGCAATATAAATCAAAAGATTGTAACTGGGATATCACGTTATTCGTATTCCTTCCCCGCGTGACGCTCAACGGTGTGTTTCAACTATCAACTCATAGTCTTACCAAAAAAGATAGCGTGATAGGCAACGTCCTTGCCCTGCAAGAGATTTTAAAACGCCCATTGCAAGGCGTGCCTATGAAGCTGGTTTTGAAACCCTATAAATCATCGGCAACCGGGAAATCTTTGACCCATTACAATGTTCAGCTGGAATTGAATATCGGGTCTATCGATGATATCAACCAACTTCGCAATAATGAAAAACTCCTCTTGAATTTTAGCGGCGAACCTTTAATGCCAGTAAGGGAAAATCGCCCGGATGATTCGGAATTAAAAGCCAGCGTGAAAGATGAAGAGGAAGTTGAAACTACCGCAACAGTTGAAAATAGATCCCGGACTCTGAAAGAGAACTGGGATATCGTTCAAAAAAATACCTCTATGAATAATGAGGATATGTTGAAAATATTCGGGGTATATTTGAAACCAGGTTCAGACAAGGGTATCGTGGCAAAATCCTTTGATTTTATTCTTCAAGGAAAAGAGATTTCCAAACAGGTAAACGAGAAACTGGAGCAATATATTAAAGACCGGATTCCTATGGAAAATCAAGAGGATGTGCCTTTTTAAATTTCTCTTGACAAACTGACCGGAACAGATATAATAACAAGTGAAATGAAAAATGAAAACTTTCATATCATACCAAAAATTGAAACGGTCACAGATGTGTCTATTGGTGACGATAGGCAACGGTCAAAATCCTACCAGGTTTTCAGCCGTCATTTACATCTGTGGCCCTTTAAATCTTTGGGAGAATTTTATGCAAGAAACTACACGAAATGATAATAAGGTTTATTTTCCTTTTTATCCAAATAATTGGATATCAAGTGATGAATTGAATTTATGCTCTCCAGGTGCCCAAGCTCTCTGGATAAAATGCCTTTGTAGGATGTGGTTTTCACCCATAAGAGGTCATTTATTGAAGCCAAATGGTACCGAATATACGTTAAAAGAGCTTGCAATGGTGACCTGTTTTAACCACCAAGATGTCGATATTTGGATAACAGAATTAAAGCAGAATAAAGTTTGTGAATATATTGGTAATATTGAACTTATATCACGTTTTATGGTTAAGTTACAAAAGCTAATGGAAAGCAAATCAAAAGCAGGTGCTTTAGGTGGAAGACCTAAAAAAGTAAAAGCAAATCAAAAGCACGAGCCTAAGCAGAAAGATAAAAAAAAGGAAAAGCAAAACGAAAGCCTCATGACATCTGACAATGACAATGACAATGAAGTTGATATTGAAAGTGAAAATAGTAAAGATTTTAATAGGGGGGTACGGGGGGAAATTAAACCGGAATACTTAATCTTAGCTACGAACCTATCTATTGCTATCAAAAAAAACTTTCCAAAATCAAAACTCAGGGATATTCAAAAAGACGCTTATATTATCCGATTGATGATTGAACGGGATAAAAGGGATATCTTTGATTTGGAAAAAATAATCCAGAAATTAACCGATGACCCGCTTTGGTTTTGGTCAAAAAATATTGGAAGCCCGGAAGCTTTACGTAAACCCTGTAAAGACGGGTCTGATAAGTTTGCTCGAATTATAACAGAGATAGATAAAAAATTATTACCTTATTCTGAAATCACCGCCCACAATATCGAAATAGGAAAACAATGGTTGGAAAGGGGAGACCAATGATATCGGAAAATAAAACAGAATTTTTAAATATTCTTACTCATCTAGGAGAATATTATAACAAAACATTATCCCCAAATATTATTGAAATTTATTGGAATGGCTTAAAATCACTCACCATTGACGAATTTAAAAAATCCGTTGATAGCGTAGTGCAATCCCGCAAATATACCAACTTTCCAATGATCGCTGATTTTCTGGAAGCGGTGAACCCACCGGAAAAAACCGAAATGTTAATTTTGAAAGCCATGACGACTTTCAAAAAAGCGATTACCAAATATGGTTACACTAAGTCGTTTCATTTCAAAGATACCGTTTTATCGAATTTAATTCAATCGGTTTATGGGGGGTGGTATGCGACCCTGAATGAACGCCATAACCTGACAGACGATGAATTGAATTGGTGGGATAAAAAATTTGAGG